ATTTTGATTTGAATACAAATATTTACACAAATTAACACAGATAGTTCGTATTAGTTGCAACTAATACGAACTAATACGAATCCTGTTTCCATTCTCCCGAATTCTCAGAACTCTGAACAATTACTCAAAACAACCTACACCCCTGTGTATCTTGAAAGCAAATTTCTACCGTAACCGATACATGCTGGCAGTACCCGTATTACCCCTCGACACGAACACCAAGGCGTTGGTTGACTTCTGTTTGTATATCCGCACCGTCGAGGGCTTCATCGCCTTGTTTGAACAGAAACTAATCGACCTGGGCGGCAAGAAAAAGGTTATGGGTGCTGCCTACGAGTCCACTGAGCAGATGTACGGCCAGCTGTTCAGTGGACAACGCCGATTCAAAGACCGGGAAACGTTTTACAGCGCTCGTAGCCGCTTTCTGTCTGGTCAGGAAGAGTGATCTTTTGACAGGAAAAGTATCAACGTCTTCGATCGGGGGTCATTGTTGATATCGCTTATGTTAGAAACATTGACCCCTTCTTCCTCACTATCGTAAAGGACGGTCTTGCATAGGAATGGATTGTTTAGCCTTCCCCAGTCATCCATGTCGATAGTTTCACCTGCAGGTATCAAGAACTGAATTGAAGTTTCAGTTTCGCTATCGTAGTGTTTGTCTAAAGGAGTTAATATATCGCTGTACTTGGCTCTGATGGAAGTGGATTGCTGCATTACTGAATTTACAAAATTTTCGCATTCTTAACAAACGTTTATAGACAACCGTTAGGTCGGCCTAGATCTTTATAGCCTACTTCAGCGCTGAACAACGCCGTCAGCGCAAGTCGTCTCTTCTAAGATCAATGGCGGGACTCGTCGAGCGAGCACTTCACTTCTTTACCGGTTCTTCGATGGCACCCGCTACCGCAGAACCGGTATTTGCTGTTGGGGCTACGTCCGAGCAGCGCTCCGCCGAGAATCCGGCCATCCCCTTATCGCAGATCACCTCCTGGGATAGTGTCTTTAACGGTGCTGGCCCGGTGGCCCACGCGGGGGTTATCGTAACCCCGGAATCGGCGATGCGCGTATCGGCCGTGTACGCCTGTATCAACCGCATCGCGTCGACCATTGCCATGCTGCCCATCGGCGTCTACAAGGAAACCGAGTACGGTCGCGATCTGGACAAGACTGATCCCCTGCAGCAACTGTTCATCTACGGGCTCGATGAGCTGATGAACCGCTTCAACTTCATGCACATGCTGGTGGCGACCTGCCTGGCGCGGGGTAACGCCTACGCCTGGATCGAGCGGGACAAGTACATGAAGCCCCTGCACGTCCGCTTTTTAGAGCCGGGTGAATGTCAGCCCATCTACGTGAACATGGGCCGCACGCGCTACCTGTACTATACCGTATTTGGCGAGATCGTCAACCGGCGTGACATCATTCACCTGCGCTGCCCGGGCACTAACGGCATTGAGGGGAAATCGCCCATTGAGCTGTTCGCCAATGGCATCGGATTGTCGCTGGCGGCCGAGGAATTCGGCGGTCGTTTCTTCGGGCAGGGCGCCAACGGTATGGGTGTGCTGGAGACGGGTAAGACGTTCAAGGATCCGAATGCTATTGGCCGGCTGCGGGAGCAGTTCGCCAAAAACCAATCCGGGTTGGGTAACGCGCACAAGCCGCTGATTCTGGAAGATGGCATGACCTACAAACAGGTCACCATTCCGCCCAACCACGCTCAGTTTATTGAGACGCGTAATTTTCAGGTGGAGGACATTGCTCGCATGTACGGGGTGCCCCAGCACAAAATCGGTAAGCTCGACCGCTCGACCAACAACAACATCGAGCACCAGAACAAGGAGTTTACTACCGATACGATTCTGCCCTGGACCGAGCAGATTCGTCAGGAGTTTGAAACCAAGCTCATTGCGGAAGCCGAGAAAGAGAGTAAGGAAGTCGTCTTCGATTTCGATTTTCTGCTCCGTGGTGATTCGGCCGCCGAGTCGGCACTGATTCAGGCCATGTTTAACACCGGCTCCATTTCGCCCAACGAAATCCGTCGTCGTCGGAACATGAATCGCCTGTCGAATCTGGATGATACCTACACCCAGATGAACATGCAGAAGATCTCGGCCGACTCCCACCGGGGTAAACCCGGTACCGAGTCCACACCACCGACGCCACCCACTGATCCCCAAAAAACCGCTTAATCCATGAGCCAAGTTATCGCTACCGTTGAAGAACGGTTATACAAAACCACCGTAAAAGTCGAAGAACGGGCCGCTATCGAAGGGGGCGGTAAGTTCTTCACCGGTACCGGTATCGTGTTTAACCAGCCATCCCGGCCGCTGTACGACGAAAAGCGGGGTGTTTTCGTGGAAGTTATCGAGCCGGGCGCCATCAACGACAAAACGGATCTGTCGGAGGTACTGGCCGTGTTCAACCACGACGAAAACCGGCTGCTGGGGGCCAATTATTCGGGAACACTTACGTTCGAGACGACCGAAACCGGCGTTGAGGTGCGGATCCTGAAACCCGAGAACACGGTCGGCAACGACTGCGAGGTCTGGGTAAGCCGGGGTGATATCCGGGGCATGTCGTTCAAGTTTTTCGTCGGTAAAGACCGCTGGGAGACCAAAGACAACGTCCTGTATCGCTACGTCGAAACGATCACCAAGATCATGGACCTCTCGCTGGTCACCCGGGCGGCCTACCTGCAGACGACGATCGGCGTGAGTGCTACGACCCGTTCGTACGCCATGACGCCTGTCACGGCCGAAAGCCGCGGCATGTACATCCGGGAGAAAAAGCAGCTCAGCGATGCCGATAACGCTTTTCTGGCGGGTCTCATCGCCCAGTACCAGGCGCAGGTCGATTTTATCGCCGGCTCCGTCGCTAAGCTCACCGATGCGAACGTAAAACGGTTAGCTGCCAGTCGGCTGAGTGATTTGATCTACTCCCAGAGCTGGATCGAAGAAACGATCGCCGAATTGCAGGAAGCCGCTGTTGAAACGGCCGGTACCGAAACTGAAGAGGGTCGTAATACCACCGAAACCGGCGAAACCGCGACCGGTCAACCCACTACTGAAAATCCAGAGACGCGCTCGGCTGAGTCGTCTGAAAACATCCAGTCCAGCGAAACACAAGGGCACTCGCTGGATTGGTATAAAGCAAAAAATACTGCCCACCGTAACTCTTTACCACTATGTCAGTAGACAAACTGAAAGCCCTTCAGGAAAAGAAAGGGCGTATTGTTGCCGAGCAGCGGTCCATCGTTGACAAGGCTGAGCAGGAAAACAGCCGGTCGTTTTCGGCCGAGGAGCGCTCGCAGTTCGACAAACACGACGCGGACATCTCCGATCTGGACCGGCAGATTTCGCACTACCAGCGCGAGGAAACCGAACAGCGGTCAATCGCTGATGCGGCTAACAAGGCGCAGGAAGAACAGCGGGCTAAAACGGACGAAAAATCGGCCGAAACAGCTCACAAACAAGCCTTCGACGCCTACCTGCGGCACGGCATCAGCGAGCTGACTGAAGCCGAAAAGCGGTCGCTGGGTGGTTTTCAAAAGGCCGTTGACGCCAGTAGCGGTGAAAGCCGGGCCCAGAGTTCGGGATCAGGCGCTGCGGGTGGCTACACGGTACCCCGCGAGTTCAGCAATGAACTGGAAATTGCGCTGAAAGCCTACGGCGGCATGCTGGAGCTGGGCCGCATCTGGGGCACGGGCACCGGCGCGACGGTCGATTGGCCAACGATGGATGACACGGCGACCAAAGGTCGTTTGCTGGCGTCGGGCACCGATGCGACCACGGGCTCAACTGATTTGTCGTTCGGCAATAAGCAGCTCGGCGCTTTCACCTACACCTCGGACGTGATCAAGGTGGACAACGCCCTGATTCAAGACTCTCACTTCAACCTGGGCGCCCTGATCACCGAAGCCATGGGTATTCGTTTCGGCCGGATCCAGAACGAGCACTACACCAAAGCGGATGGTACCAACAAACCCGAGGGGGTTATTGTCAACGCAGGGGTCTTCAATACAGGTGTTGCCGCTACGGCGATTACGGCCGATAACCTGATCGATCTGCTACACTCGGTCAACCGGGCGTACCGGAAAAACGGTAAGTATACCCTCAACGATCTGACGCTGGCGGCTATCCGCAAGCTGAAAGACAGCCAGGGCCGCTACGTATGGCAGCTGGGTGATATTCAGAAAGGTGCACCCGACACCATCTGGGGCTACCAGTACGTGATCAACGACGATCTGGCGGACATCGGCGCGAGCGCCAAGTCGGTCGGTTTTGGCGACTTCAACAAGTACGTCATTCGCAACGTAGCGGCTCCGCTCATCATCCGGCTGACCGAGCGTTTTGCCGAGTTAATCCAGACGGCCTACGTCGGCTTTATGCGGACCGATGCCAAGCTAATGAACACGAGCGCGGTTAAGTTCCTCCAGCACGCAGCCAGCTAATTGGATGGTCACTATCGAGATTCTTCAGTCCTGCTCGGGCGTCGACTTTAGCTACCATCAGGGGCAACGAGTTGAAGTCGCGCCCGAACGGGCGGCTGATCTGGTGAAGCACCAGTCGGCCAAGTATCCAGACCCCGTGTCCGAAGCCGAGCAGCTCCGGATCAAAACCGAGCAGGAAGCGGCTCAGGCGCTCATCGACGAGCAACGTCGGGAACTGGACGAAAAGCAGGCTGAATTCGACCGGCAGATGGCTGATTTTGCTGAACAGCAACGTCAGTTCCTCGACGCCCAGGCCGCGGCTGAAGTAGCCACGGTTCCGGCGCCCGGTGAAACGGCGACGACGACACCGGCTGATGCGGAAACGACAGTGGAGACCACTCCGCCCGGCCAGCAAACGGCTACAGCCCCGAAAGGAGCCACTAAACCGGCCGCGACTAAACCCAGCTAGTGATGCTCACCGCCCGATTGCAAAAGCCCGAAGACCGGCTCCGCCCCGAACAATGCATGAGCCTGGAAGATGCCTTGTGCTACCTGAATACGGACGAGGAGGAGCAGGTGCGTCGGCTTTTAGTCTCAGCGATGGGGCGGGTGGAGACACTGGCCCGGCAGCCCCTGTTCAAGCGGGATTATTTCGGACTTGGCCCGGCGTTCATCGATACCACCCTGGCGTCGATGAATGTAACGGCCGTCACGGCGGTGCATTACCAGCTGGCTGGCAATGAAGAGTGGACCGTGTTGCCCCGAGCTGAGTGGAGCTGGTGGGAAAGTGGTGAGGTGTTTTTCTCCGACTGGGCCAAGCGCTTGGCGGGTGTTACCCGCATTCGGGTGAGTTACACGGCGGGCGATGCGCCCGGTAAACTACCTGACGATATCGTGCAGGCGGTTCGCTACCTAATCGGCCGCTGGTACGATAACCGGGGTGACGAGAAAGCCGTCGACACGACCGCCGAGAAGATGCTGAGCAGCTACCAACTGCCGGCGTTGTAGACCTGTTTGACCCGTTAGTTTTTATGAAAAAGCAATTACAGGCCGGCAGCTTTGATCGAACGATTGAACTACGGCACCGCAGCGAGGTCCGCAGCGGCCCCTACAACGAGCGGGCAACCGCCACCGAGGTGGAGCCGTACGCGACACTCAAGGCGAAGAAAGACGAGGTGTCGGGCAACGAAACCGAAGTCGCCAAGCGCAATACCAACATCGATACGGTCGACTTTACCATTCGCTACCGCACTGATGTACTGGCCACGGATTTATTGACCTGCGAGGGTGTTCAGTACGACGTTCAGTCGGTGATCGAGGATCCCAACGTGCGCCGAATGTATACGATCATCACCGCTAAACGCGCCAACTAATGCGGTTTACTGTCGATACCAGCGATATGCGTAACCTGGACATTCAGATGTCCCGGATTGGCCGCTCGTTCGACCGGGGCGCTCTGATGCAGACCGGCCGGCGGGCGTTCAATCCGATGGTTGTCGCCACCCGTCAGGAAGCACCAATCGGCAGGATCAAACGGAGCGCCACGGGCCGAACCAAAGCTGACCAGCGCACCGATGGTACCCATGACCGGGGCGGGGCTACTCGCCGGGATATCCGCTTTCGAGTAGTGAACGGGCAGGGTGAGGAGGTTGTCCGGTTCCTGGTGGGCGTTGATGGCCGGCTAGGACACGTCGGCTGGCGTACCCACCTGATCACCCGTAAGAACGTGCATCGGCTAACGCCCGATGATTTCTTAGCCCGGGCTTACGGCCGGACCATTGATGTGAGTTTGAACCGGCTGGGCACCGAAGCGCAGTGGACCATTGAACGAGTACTGCGACGCAAATGATCGGAAAATCCCTAGTAGCCCTATTGCTGGGCACACCTGCCATTACCAGCCTCATCGGCGACCGGCTGACAGCGGCCAGCTTCGAGGTGGGCGACTACCCCTGTATGTTCTACAACACGGACGGCATCAAATCGCTGCCGTGCCGGGGTAGTAAGAACATCAAAACGGGTCAGCTCGAAGTCGGCATCATGGCCCGATCCATGGCCAGCCTGGAAGATGTGGCCAGTGAGGTAACCACGCTGCTGGAACATTACGATGGCGTGGTGGAAGGCATAGCGCTGGTGGTGGATGAGGCCGAACCCGACTTCGACGATGAGGTGCCCGATCTGGGTACCTATACGCGCGTGATTCGCTTTGACGTAACCTGTTCTAAACAATTTTAACAACCGTAACCAATGGCTGCAGAAACACGCACAATTGAAGCCGTCTCCGGCAAAGAGAAACTGGTCTGGGTCAAAAAGCCTAGTGGATCTACGTTCATAGAGATCGGCTGTCTGACCAACTACGATTACACCAATCCGGGCGCGGAGGCCGAGGAACTGGCCTGCCGCAAGAAAACGGCGCAGGCCCCGTCGGGTGACAAAAAACTGTTTTCGCTCAACATCGAAGGCATTGAGCACGTCTACGATTCGACCAACGCAGCCCTGAACGTATCGGCTTCGGAGGTGGAAGGCTGGGTGGACTCGGAACCAACCCAGATCGTCACCGTCATGTTCGGCGGCTCCAAAGCGGGCGACAAGCAGCGCACGGCCCGGGGCTGGTTCTCCAACTACCAGGAGAAAAACCCCCAGAAGGGATTCGCCACCTACTCGGTGACCTTCAACCCGATCGAAAAATACACCACGACGACCCTGTCGTAGTTCCCCGCAACACCTTGCCGTGGCCCGCCCGGAATCAGTCGGACGGGCCACTTTGACCAACCGTAACTTACTTAAAACGTACCTCCGTGAAAACTGATTTTCCGACCCCATCAACTGCC